CGTGAAATACATCGATGACGCGGGTGATGAAATCACAATCAATTCGTCCAAGTACCGGACGGATTTGATTTCGCAACCATCACGAATCATTTCAACCGATGGTTGGTTCAGCACGAAAGACACTATCAACGCCGTGATTGCCGAATACGTTGTCGGCTATTCGTCCGCATCCGATGTCCCTGCACCATTGCGTCAAGGGATGTTGTTGGTGATTGCGGACATGTACGAAAATCGCGTGGATTCGGTCAAGCGTTTGCCGACTGCATCCGAGTATTTGTGGAACCCATTTCGCGTGTTCACGTTCTAATGAATCCGGGGGACCTTGATCAGCGAATCACGATTCAAACATTTTCGGCGGCGGAAATAAACGCGTCCGAATTTGTTGAGGAATTCACGACGCGCGTCACAAACGATTTCGGCGAAACCGAAACAACGACATGCGTGGTGACGGACGTTCAAAACATTGGTGGCGTGTCCGACGATTTCTTCGGACAAAACAACGTTGACTTTTCGACGTTGGCGAATGTTTGGGCGAAGGTTGAGGAACGCCGCGGAACGGAGGGCGAAAAGGGCAATCAAATCGTTGCCACAAAAATGGTCGATTTCATCATCCGTTACAAAACGGGGTTGAACGAACAAATGCGGATTGTGTATCGTGGCAACACGTACAAAATCCAAAGCATCATCAATGAGGACGCACGAAAGGCGTTCATGCGTATAACGACGGAAATCACCGATTGATGGCACGCTATTACGAACACAAGGGTGGTGACGTTTCCGGAATCGGAATTCATTCCGACGATTTGGCGCGTGAATTTCACAAGGTCATCGGCGAACTGCAACGATTCGGTCACAAACTGGATGCAAAGGAAATCGGCAAGATTTCACGCCGTTCGTTGGTTGTGACGCGCGACAAGATGCGCGAAAACATCGACAATTTGGACAAGGGTGAATTTAAGGTGTACCGCAATGGCGGATTGTATGCCGAAATCAAACCCGGCCAATTGAAAAAATCAATCGGCATTCGCAAATCACAAACCCGAAATTCAATGACGGCATCGGCATATTGGGTTGGACCAATTGTGAAGGGTGCATTTAAGGACCCCGAAAAGGGCGGTTGGTTTGCGCATTTCCTAAACTACGGCGGTTTGGTTGGCGGTTCAAAGGGTTGGGGTGCCGGTACCTATTACAAGGGCCGAAACTACGGATTCGCAGACCGCGCAAAGGCCCAAACCATTGGTCAAGTGGTTGCGTATTTTACGCATGAGGTACGATTGTACATTGAAAAAACATTCAATCGTGTGTTGTCATGATTGGTAAGGTCATCAAATATAAGTTCGACACGGACACGAATTTGAATTCGTTGTTTGATGGTCGCGTGTTCCCCGTTATTGGGGCGCAACGGCAAACGGCCCCGTTTGCCATTTATGAGGTCGTGAACGTCACGACCGCAATGTCAAAGGATAGCGATTCACACGTCGATGACGTGTTGGTACGAATCACATTGATTTCGACGAAATATGCCGATGTGCAAAACGCAATCGGATACGTACGGACCGCGTTCGTCCGCATGAATGAAACCATCCGCGGGGTGGTTGTTCAGTCGTGCAAATATGATGGCGAACGCGATTTGTTTTCCGAGGACGAACGTACCTTTGGATCGCAGGTCGATTTGACGTTTCGAGTAATTAAATGAGAATGAAATGAAAGAGGTCAAATTGGCAAAGGATTGGGAAATCATGAACAACCGCGTTGTTCGGGCAGGTTCACGCGTTATGGTTCCCGACCATATTGCCAAACAATTGGAGGAACACGGGTTCCTTCGCGTTAAATTAGAATCTAAAAATCAACAATAGTCATGGCGGCATCAACAAGCATCATGAACGCAACGGATGTGGTGATTCAGTTCAGCACGGACGGCGTGACATATTCCGAGGTCGGTCGTTGTACGAGTGCATCGCTTTCCGTTTCAATGGAAACGAGGGACACCAGTAACAAGGACTCGGCCGGTTGGCGCGAATTGTTAGAGGGACAAAAATCATGGTCGCTTTCCGGCGATGGTTTAGTCACCTACAACATCACGGGCGCGGATGGATATTCCGATCTTTGGGGCTACCTCACCGGTCGCACCAAATTGTACGTGAAATTCGGTTCAACCAGTACCGACGAAAAATACTATTCGGGTCAAGGTTATTTGACCAGTTTGGACCAAGAGGCGGGAATGGAAGACAATGTTTCCATGTCCTTCAGTTTTGAAGGGACTGGCGCATTGTCCGAGGCGACGAACTAATTTCGTAAATTTGTAGGGGGCGGCAACGCGTCGCCCCCTTTATTTAAAAATCACAAACATGGTTGAGTACATCGACATCAATGGCAAAAAATACCCCGTTCGTTTCGGGTTCAATGCATTGCGTGAATTCACGGCAATCACCGGGACGACGTTGGGCGAATTGCAGAATCTTCAAAACACCATCACATTGGATCACGCCATCAAATTGGTTTGGTGCGGTTTCAAGGATGGCGCACGAAAGGAAAAAATGCCGTTCGGTTTGTCCGTCGATGACGTTGCGGATTTTTTGGATGACGATAGCACGATTTTAGAACGTGCATTTGATGCGTTCAACAAACAATTCGGAACGGAAGAAAAAAAATAACCGACCAACGCGGTGACGGCCGCGATTCCGAACCACCAACGTGGGACAAACTGGAATCGTATGCGTTCGGTCAAATGGGTTTGAGGCCGTCGGATTTTTACGATATGACCCCGCGGGAGTTTCAAAACATGTCCAACGGGTATTCGGAAAAATTGGAACGCGAGTATCGGGCGGATTGGGAACGCGCCCGGTGGATTGCGTCGGTGACAATCGCACCGCACACGAAGCGACGATTGAAACCGAAGGATTTGATGACGTTCCCATGGGAAAACAAAAAAACGACACCAAAACGCGTGTGGTCACGCGGGGAGGTGATGGATGCGATAAATAAAAAATTCGGCGGCAAATGAATCTTTCATCAATCAACCTTCGGTTCTTCGCGAACATCGCGCCGTTGGTGTCCGGTCTAAATAAGGCCGAACGCGCCATGGACCGCGCCGGTAAAAAAATGCAGGCGGTCGGTAAGAATTTGACGATGAAAGTGACCGCACCAATCGTTGGTTTGGGTGCCGTTGCCGTCAATACGTTCCAAGGGTTTGAATTGCAGATGGCGAAGGTCCGCGCCGTATCGGGTGCGACGGGTGCCGAATTTGAGGCGTTGTCGAAGAACGCGAAGGACCTTGGCGCATCAACCATTTTCAGCGCATCGCAGGTCGCCGAACTACAAACCGAATTCGCGAAATTAGGTTTCACGGCATCGGAAATCACAAAGGTCACGGAGGCGACATTGGCATTGGCGCAGGCGACCGATTCCGATTTGGCGCGTGCCGCGGAGGTTGCCGGTTCGACATTGCGTGCATATCAATTGGACGCGTCCGAAACAACACGCGTTGCGGATGTCATGGCGAAATCGTTTTCAACGTCCGCATTGGACATGGAAACGTTCGCCGAATCTATGAAATACGTCGCGCCCGTTGCGAAATCCGCCGGGTTGTCGATTGAGGAAACGACGTCAATGTTGGCGGTAATGGCCAACGCGGGTATTAAGGGTTCGCAGGCGGGAACATCGTTGCGTCGTATTATTTCCGAATTGGGTGCGGGGTCGGAACCAGTTACCGAGAAAATCAAACAATTGGCGTCCGCCGGCATTGGTTTGGCCGACGCGAAGGACGAGGTTGGCCGATCGGCACAATCCGCATTGTTGGTGTTGGCCGGTGGCGTTGACCAAATTGACCCGACGACCGAATCATTGAACAATGCCGCGGGTGCCGCAAAGGAAATGGCGTCCATCATGGACAACACCGCCTTTGGTGCAATGAAGGCGTTGCAATCGGCATTCGAGGGTTTGATGATTTCCATTGGTGAAATCGTCGCAACGGCATTCACGCCATTCATCAAGGTATTGACGTCGACGATTCAAGGGTTGAACGCGATGCCCGGACCATTGAAAACAATCATCGTTGCGATTGCGGCATTGGCCGCCGCGGCGGGTCCGTTGATTTTCATCGGCGGTTCATTGTACCGCAATTTCGTTGTGTTGGCACCGGTGTTGATGAAGGTCGGCGCGGCAATGCGATTCATCGCCGTGCAGGGATTGCGCGCGATGATTTCGCCCATTGGTGCCGTCGTTGCCGGAATCGCCGCATTGTCGGCCGCGGCAATTTACGTTGGTTACAATTTCAAGGCGTTCAAGGTTACGGCGTTGAATGCGTTGAAGGGTTTGGCGAATGTAGGCATCGGCATTTTGAATTCGTTGATTGAACGATTCAATTCGGTTGCGGAATTTTTAGGATTCGAATCAATCAGCATTGCCCCATTGAAAAAATACACAATGGAGGTTGTGCCGGCATTCAAAAGTATCGGGCAGGTTGCCGATGAATTGAAGAAGGATTTGGGTTCGTTGTTTGGCGGTAAGGCCGCAACGACCGCGGGTGTTTCCGGCGGTGTAATTGAAGAAGGTGCCGAGGTTACGGAGGAGGCAACGAAAACGATTGTCAAAAGCGCAAACGATGCAACATCCGCATTGACACGAATGGCATCCGCCGGTTCGAAATCAATGGGGTCGATGGCCATCGCGATGACCGCGGCGTCGGATAAGATTCAACGACGTGCAATCATGCCGATGACCGACGCACAAATTGCCGTCGGAACCGCCGCGTTCGATATGTCGAACAATATGACGCAGGCAATCAACGCCGCGGCCGTTTCATTCATCGGCGGGTTCGGTGAAATGTTGGGCGCAATGGCCGTTGGTGGTGCATCGATGACCGATTTGGGAACATTCGTTTTGCAATCGTTCGCGGGATTGTTGACGCAATTGGGCCACATCGCAATTGAAACGGGTGTCGCGTTGTTGGGCATCCGCGCGGCGATTGAATCATTGAACCCCGCAATTGCCATTGCCGGTGGTATTGCGTTATTGGCGTTGGCCGGCGCGGTGAAGGGTTCATTGTCGAAAACGGCCGACACGAACATCCCGATGATGGCCGAGGGCGGTATTGTCACGGGACCAACATTGGCGATGATCGGCGAGGGCCGCGGTCCGGAGGCGGTGATTCCGTTGGACAAACTACACGGATTCATGAACGGCGGCGGCGCGCAAAATATAAATGTCACGGGACGCATTCAAGGTTCCGACATCCTTTTGTCACAAGAGCGCGCAACACGCGAACGTTCACGATACCGCGGATACTAAAATGGCGATACGTTTCCAATCCGAATTCACGTCCGACAACGGCGATTCGTACAAAATTGAAATTCACGATTCCGCATGGTTGGGTGCGACGTATGATTTCAACGTTGATTCACGCGGTTTTGAACTG